AAATCATACACTTCCCAACCATACTCATCAAGCTTAAAGTCTTCGTATCCTATGAGACCGTCTAGCTTAGCATCGTTCTCAATAGCACGTTCGATACGTTGTTCGTGATTACCGACAAGGAATACCATTCTAGGATTCCATACTTTCTTGCGGTTTTGACGTAGCCTTTTCTGCTCTGCCCTGATAGGACGGAGGAATGCTTCCATGCCTCTATGCCCTGCCTCGATGTCATTGGTGTAGCGTCTGCCCTCGAAGGACTTCTTGCCCACATCATACATCGATAACGATGGCATGTCCCAGTGGTCTCCCAGATGTACAATAACTTCTGGTTTCTTGGCGGCGGCGTACTTACCTGCCCACTCAAGATGGTCATAAGATTGATCTGGTTTACATTGGGTGTCTGGTATTACTAAGTGTCTAACTGTCATTTGCTTTTCGCTCCTCACGCTCTGCGTTAGTCTTCTTCTGATGGCAAGGTTTACATAACACCTGTAGCCCCTCAGTTTCACAGAACATATTCTCTACGAATTTAGGTAGGTCTTCATACTTGCGGAGTGTACCTGCGGGTACGATATGATCTACCTGTACTTCTTTATCCTTGAACCATTGCTCACAACATGCACATTGGAACTCGAAGCGGTGTCGCTGTCCAACTACAGCTTTCTTTGCTTTAGCTTTAGCGGCATATCTAGGTGGGAATCTACGGTTCGCTTCTCTTAGTGCTGAACGTATGAATCCCCAATACCTTGCTTCTGTCCACTTACCACCTGCTCTGGTTCTAGGTACTCTAGGTTTCTTAGCCATTAACCTACCCTTACTTGAAGCTTCTCTTTAGTAACGATGTCTGCTGATGATGGTGGTTGTGGCGGGCTACTGCCGATAGGGTTCTTAGAGTTGTACTTAGACTTTCGTCTATTAGGATCTACCCACCATTCATCTTCATACCTGCGTAGGTAAAGCAGTCTAGCGTTCTCATACAACGAGTCTACATCACCTTTGTAGCAGGTTAAGACAGCTTGGTATAAATCTTCTTCTGTCTCACACCACTCTAAAGCGAGTGTTGCTTTTACCTCACCTATCCCTACGCAACCTTGTATGTTATCTACTCGGTCACCTGTTAGCATCTGCTTGTATAGAAAGTAAAGACCGTCCCATTCATTAACCTCATCCCAAACATACTTGCTAATGTTGAAGTGTCTGCATGGTACTTGAAGAAAGTCTTTATCGATACTTGCAATAACAGTATCTGTTCCTTGAGCGGTAGCTTCGATAGCGATAGCATCATCAGCTTCCTGACCCTCAACAACAATAGCATCCCATTCAGATATCATGTAGTCACGCAACAAGTAAAAGTGGGATGGTTTCTCTGAAGATCGTGTTCCTTTGTAGGGTCTAATTGTGGCTAATTCTTTTCTGAAGTTACCTTTGCCTGTTAGGTAAAGTTGATAGGGGACTGCATCATCACAGCCCCTTACCAAGATATCCAACACCAAGTTATTCAACTGAGAGAACGCTGTTTCCGCTGTCTCATCTTGACAGGCAAAGCCTATTCTATAACTTAGGATGTCGGCATCGATGAGTAACATTAGATTACATCATCCATGTCGATAGCCGCACCATCACCACCCTTATCATACACAGCTACCTCAGTAATAAGAAGCTTGGACAGGCTAGCTGATGTACCTTGCTTACCTTTAAAGTCCCAATGATAAGGCTTGATAGCGGCGTTAGCTTTACTACCATTACCTATGAGTGAAGAGTCTACCTCGTCTGTAGCAGAGAAGACAGGTTTGATTGGGTTGTTTGACTTAACAGTAACATAGTTACCTCGATCATCCCCCTTGTTACGAACTGCAATGCCCATAGAGGACAGTACTTCAACTGCCTTAGAGGATAGCTTACTAACGTCCACCTGATACTTGCCTGACATATCGTTAGGCTTGTTCAAGAATGGCCAATGAAGTTCACATGATACTACTACTGGTTTATCGTTCATATTAATTTACCTTTGTATTTAACTATTAAGATTATGTTGCATTCTTTAGATTACATTAAACGTAATTCATTGAAAGTTAATTAATTATTTAACTTTATAGTAATATTATAGCATGTATTCAACCTCCTGTAAAGTCTTATTATAAAATAAATACACAGCCCCTCCCCTATAGTAAGATAATTAGTGAGTAGCACTCCAGTTAGAACCAACACGATACTCTGCATCCATTGGACAGCGCATGTTAAGCTCAACACCTGCATCTATGATTGCTTGTCGTGCAACCTGACCAACAACATCAGCATCTTCTGGTTTAGCTTCTATCTGAACCTCATCGTGTACCTGAGCAACAAGCTTATAGAAAACACCAAGCTCATCGAGTTTGTTACAGCAGTTACGAACAGCAACCTTCATAACAATAGCACCACAACTCTGTAGCAATCTGTTGAGTGCCTTGTAGTCCTCATCAACTTTAATCATACGTCCATCGATACCGTTGATGCGTTTGGTACGTTGCGCTACACCTTTAGCTTTATTGATTAGGTTGCGTAGTGATGGTAACTTTGTCAAGAAAGTATCTCGTATCTTCTTACCTTCTTTAGCACCACCGCCTACAATCTTACCAAGCTTAGCGTCACCTGCACCATAGATGAGACCATAGATCATAGTCTTAGCCATGCTACGCTCAGGTAACCCTGCCGCGTGTTGATTGAACGAGTGTATGTCACCCTCAAGTATCTGCTTAGTGTACTCATCGTCATTCATATAGTGAGCCAAGCATCGCAACTCTAGACCACTAGCATCACAGCCTATAAGAACATTACCCTCATCAACAGTGAAGCATTCCCTAGCAATCTTTAGGCTAGGTATCTGTGCAAGGTTAGGTTTATTATGCGTCATTCTACCTGTCACAGCACCACAGCTATTGACGTAGCCATGAATGCGATGTGTCTTAGGGTCTACATACTTGAGCCAACTGTCCACCATACCCTTTAGTTTAACCAAGCCTAGATACTCAGCACAAAGCTTAGCCTCAGGTAAGTCAATCTCTGCCAACGTACTCTCATCTACCATAGGCGCACCACTCGGAGTCTTCTTCTTCCACTTAACACCAAGCTTAGATAGACGCTTAGCAATCTGCTGTCTAGACCCTACGTTAAACGGCTCGACATTATCCTTGAGACGCTTGCCTGTCTTATCGCTAACGCGAATAGTAATGATAGGTGGAAACCTTTCTTGTAACTCTTCAGTTATCTCAGCGATTCGTGTAGCCATATCACTCTGCCACTTAGTAGCTACGTCAACATCTAGCTTGAAACCATTACGTACCTGCTGTGCTGTTATCTGAGCCACCTCATGCTCTAGCTTTATAGATAGATCACTGAAGCCCTGTTGTTTAAGCCTACCCATAAGGTAGTAGTATAGCTTAGTAGTTACTTCAACATCACGCTGACAGTATTCACCCATCTCATCAGTGTAGCCGCCATCGAAGTCATCGACATCAAAGTCCATCTTACCATAGCCAATACGTGTACCCCATTCTTTAAGACTGTGACCACCAACAGGAGTAGGGTCTAACAACCTAGCCATGACCAATGTATCCCATACAGGTACACACGCATCAATCGACCAACAGTTTTTCAAGACTTCCTGATCGAAGAATATTATGTTGTGACCTACTAAGCCATCGGCAGTAGATAACATCATCTCTAAGTGTTGCTTCTCGAACAGAACGGAAGCGTTTGTTTGCTTGTGATCCTGCACCCCTGCACACCATATCGTATCGTGCGAAAGATTTGTTTCCAAGTCTATTGTAATCATACCCATGATCCTCTAACGTAATTATAACATCACCAATCTTGCTCATTAGTTATCTCTCCTATTATCTCTTCAATGGATTCTACTTTATCCTCCAAATCAAAGGCTATATTGTAGCATATCCCACATAGATCAGCAAACTCACCACTCTCAGGGGCTTTCATTACCATCTCGAACTCGCTCATTTTCTTGTTGCATGCCGCGCATCTCATAACACTTCTCCCTCTATTAATACTTCTGACATCCGTCCAGTTTCTTGGTCATATTGTACAGCTGTAGCTAGCCCTGTCTCGCCACTGAATCTATTCTTCAGCACCCTGATATAGGTGGTGTTACGTTGCTCTATGTCTTCTGCCTGACCATTACGCTCGAAGCCTAGAACAATATCAGATAGCTGAGCGATACTAGCAGAGCCTCGTAAGTCAGCTAGACTAGTAGCCGCACCCTCTTCGTGACCTTTACCTGATGGTCTACGCAAGTGTGACACTAGGAATAGAGCAATGCCTGTCTCCTGTACTAGCATACGCAACCTAGTCATTACCTCATCGATAGCCTTACGCTCGTCACCATTCTCCTGCGCCGACACGATGATAGACAGATGATCTAGGAATACATACTTACAGTCGTGTGCCTTAGATAGATACCTGACCTGACCTACGATGTTCTCAACACTAGTTGAACCGAAGTGGTCGTAGAAGAACAGCCTGTCTGTACCTAGCGTAGCGTTGAAAGCGTCACGCCTTTCCTCCTCAGTAGATTCTACTGTGGGTAGATGCAGTCGCTTGTTAGCATGCAGAGACATCAGGGACTTGCCTGTCTTAGCTACTGATTCTTCAAGGAAGATACAACCTATGTTGCTATCACTGTTCTGTAACACATGGAAGAGTATCTCCCGCATCACCTGACTCTTACCTACACCACTACCCGCTGTTAGAGTTACAAGTTCATAGCCTCTGATACCATACGTCATATCATTGAGACCTTGCCATGCATACTGCACTGAAGCTTTCTCTACAGGTTGATTGACAGCATCCCACAAACTCTTACCTGCTATGATACCATCAGGTGTATGTATCTCAGCCGCCCACCATACAGACTTGAAATCATCTGCCCTACCATGCTCAAGATAATCGTTAGCATCCTTGTAATCAGGATGGTGCTTGACAATCCTAGCTTTACCTGCGAACAGGGAGGCTACCTCTTTGGCGGCGGTCTGCCCTGCCTCATCAGAGTCGAAGCAGACAATCACATTGTCAAAGCTATCGATCCATTCATACTGTGCCTTACAATCCTTGAGTGCTGACTGCGCTCCATTCTTGATAGACACTGATGCATACTTACTACCACTCATCTGATAGGCACTCGCCGCATCGTACTCACCCTCAGTGATGGTTAGATAGCGACCACCCTTAGGGAATAGGTGCTGACCAAACAAGACACCATCGCCCCATATACCGAAGCTACGTTGGTTCTCCTTACTGCCCATCCTTACCTTTTGAGCGCACACCATAGAGTCTTTATCTCTATACTCAAATATAATATCATCACCCTCAACGCTAATACCATACCTCTGGCAGGTATCCTGAGTAATACTGCGTATCATTTGATGCCTACCCCTACCTACTTCCATACTCGATACTCCTATGTCTTCTGTTATAACATTGTTATAAGTCTCACCTGATTTATAACGCTCACCACAGCTAAAGCAAGTAGTCCACCCATCGTGGTTGGTTGACGCACCATCACTACTACTGCACATCTCACATGCATGATGCGTCTTAGCCCAACCGCTATTCATCTACCTGCCTCCCGCAGTAAAGGGTAAGCCTGAGTCAACTCACACGTTAAATTATACAGCTTCATCTCATCCTCAAAGCTTGTGACTGTATCCATAGAAAACTTAATAGCCTCCATCAACTGATCGTACAATGCTTTACTCATCTTCTACCACCTCATTATGATATACTCTACCGTATGTGAACAGGAAGAAAGGGAGCATGATGACGATACCTTTAAAGGACATTGCTTCGACTGTTCCATCGTCTTCAAAGAGTACCCACACTGCTCTGCTATCTGTAAACTCCAAATCAAAACCAAAACCGTTACGAAATTCAAGTGATAATCTCCTATTAAATAACCAAGTACCAAACATATTATTCTCCTTTCAAGTATTCAATGTGTTCTTCGATATAGTCTGCAACCCTGCGAGTTACACAACCTACCGCCTCTTCTACAAGCTTACCCATACGCTTGTAGTCTTCATCAGCCAATGCTTGTAAAACTTCACCATGATAATGACGCATGTCATCAAGGGTATCCAGATACTCACCTACAATAGCATCAGCTAGTATCATGGGGTCATTACCCATCAAGTCAAGAGCATGCATCCATGCATAACTCATCACATCTTGGTAGGTTGAATGCTCACTAATCATTGGGAACATTGCGTCAGCCCTTGCGGGTTCATAAGGTTCAAACACCATCGGTAGCTTCATTGTCTTCCTCCTCTGGTTCTGGTTGAGTTTGTGGTTCTACTTGCGGGGCAATGTTAATACCATACACATGTTCACCGATTTCGTAAAGCAACGCGGAGAATTGTTTACACAACTGTGCCTGTGCGTTACGGCTTTTGGTACGTCTTCCCTCGATTAACTGCATAGCTTGGTCATCGAATTGACGCGCGACTTTATTTATTTCATTGAATAGATTTAAGTTATTCACTGTTACTTCACCTTTTTAATCAAGTTATTTTCCATTAATACCTCAGCAAAGAACTCTCTGCCGAGACCTGTAATGTGTGGACGGTTAGCACCTACTAGCAGACCATCACTCACATACTCTGCACCGAACAAGCTTGTCTCTATATACTTCAACGGCTTGCCGATATTCTCTTTCAACTCTTTCTTACTTGCATATCTGAATACTATCATTATATCACCTCTTTGTCAATCATTACTTTTATACGAGCCGAGTCAAAATACTCTCGGATATACCTACGCACCTTAGCTTGAGCATCACTGTCCATCTCTTCCACTTCAGTTATACGATCCTCCAGAGTGGACACCAGATACTCCATCTCATCTACCCTACACTCAAGATCACCATTGTGTTCATCGACACCTCTCAGATCGGTGTCAATCTGCGACAGCCTACGCTCCAGTGTAGCTATGCGCTCGGCATCACGTTCGTGTATCTTAGCTTGATCCTCGATAGCCTTAGCCACCCTATCATTTATAAACTTGTCAAACATATTAATAAATTCCATCACTAGTTACCTCTCAAATTATTGTACTGTTTATCCCAAGCATCGCTAACTTCATTGATGCCCCAATCACTTATGATTTCTTCAGGGTTCTGATCCCAATCAAATACATATCTAAAGCATGCCACAGGATCACCATCAGGCACGACCAACTGTATCAGCCCGCCATCACAAGCCTCGACAGCCTCGACAGCCTCAGTATAGTTACCTCCTGCATAATCTAGATACTCTTCCTCACCATACACCTCGACAGAGTAACCCTCTTCGAGACCCCACTTGATTAGATTTAAATGAGCCTTTTCCATTACACCACCTCGTTTAGCCACATGTCATAGATTTGTACGTCTTCGTACCCCTCGCCCTCATAGAAGTTAGCAACCTCTTCTGCTTCGTGCTTAGTCAGAGCGCGACCCTCCACCTGTGCGCCATCAACATACACAGTATACTTCATTAAACTATTCATCAGTAATTCTCCTCTTTAAGTTTATCGCACAACTTCAACCACTCCTCAGACTCCATCAACTCTGGAGCGACATCAATCGCTAGATCAATTATGTCTTCGAGCCACATTGGATTACCCAACTTATCAGCCTCACGACACGCCTCAATAATTACATCATACGCACTACTATACGTTCTCATAATTTACTACTCCTATACCATTACCCGTACTTAATTGGAAAGGTACGAAATTGTACCCAATGATTATTACAATACACATTACAATATACTTTACCATATACACCTCACCAGTTATGAATTACACCTGCAATTATAAACAGGCACGTTACAAAATTCAATCCCACAATCACAGTACGCACTAGCGCAATGTAATCAGCCTCCGTATCAGTCGCGCCAGACTTATCGCCTATCGCTTTACACCATATACGCCATACTCTATACATACATACTCCTTATAACATTGTTATAAATTGATTACGTTTATCTTCTCATACTTCTTATTGTAGCTATTCGCCTTAGACCCATGCGCTAGTATGGCGATGTTCGGCTTGTCATTCGCACCATCGCACAGACCACAGTCTATACAGCTAGTACCCTCAGTCTCATTGACGCATACAATCTCATTAGGTAGCAACTGTGTCGAGTCGCTCGTCATTCTAAACGTGCGGAAACCCTGAGCATGCGCCTTGAGCGCGACCTTAGGCGTATCAGCACTAATCATACAGATATCTGCCATGCGTTTATCAAAGGACTTGTGCGACATCTGATGCGTATACCCTGTCATAAGTCTAGGCTGTACCTTGTCAATCAGATTACGCCATACCTCATATGGCACAGCCGATGGATCACCGTAACTACCGAGCCGTAATTCAGCACCGCGTAAGCTTTCCAGATTTATAACATTGTTATAATTCCCCCGCTTATACGCTCGCCATATAGACAACGGCGCTTGATAGGTGCGTACATAGCAAGCACCACCTAGACTTGGGCGCTGTATACAGCTACCGCATACGTCCTCATCTTTGCCAGATTTCACCGCCTCATTCGGTGCTACATCTCGGCACAGTATCCAAGTCTGCACCATAGATTTAAAATCATTATCAGTTTTAGGATTGTTGCCGTTCATTGTGACAATCACAACGATAGGCTCACCAGTTAACAGGCTCGCGCCCTCCCACAATTTAAACCCTGCCATAGTTTACACCTCCTCGCCTCTGAGTTTACGTTCTAACTCTAAACGCTTACCGATTAATTCAAGGGAGCGTTCAGCTAGTATAATATTCGAGCGGTCGTAGTTTGTATAGAATGCTCGGTACTTGATCGAGAATAACGCAACCAATAGATCAGTGAGCGCCTCGCATTTAAACTCGTACTCCTGCTTATATCTCAAGATTTGATTGTATACAGGATCATCATGCAACCGCTCGTAGCCATTCTGAATTATATGCTTGAGCCTCGCGATATCCTGCGCTAAATAATGATTATAATGGGTGTAATAATCCTGCAAGAACCGATTAAATACTGCTTTTTGCGTAAACTTATTCATAAATTACCTCATATAAAGTTATAACAATGTTATAATTCTGTGTCAAACGAGTCCAAAAACTCACAACCGCGACCCAGTGCCTGTACAACCGCGAATATTTCGGGATATTCTGCCCTAATTATAGCGCGGTTTTGTTTATCCATCAACGCATAAGCCGTATGTAATTTGTCGCATGCGCCATACATATCACCTACGCGGGTATCGGCTACACCTACGCGGTACAATTCACTCA